CCGACACCCCCATCGCCGAGCACCTGAAGGAGGCGCTGGCGAAGCGGCTGCCCAGCGAGGCCTTCAACGAGATGTACGTCGAGAAGGCCACCGGCCTCTGGACCAAGGACGGGCGCGACCGGTACCTCGAGAAGCACCCCCAGAAGTTCCACGTCAGCCTCGACCTCAACCTGCTGAAAGCGTTCAACACGCTGCTTACCGATGCGGGTGGCGACCAGGTGATCGAGCGGTTCGGCAAGGTGATGGCAGCGGCCGGCGCTCATGAGTTCGTCGGGACCCATGTCAGTGGTGACGAGTACACCCTCGATGGAAACGATCAGGATGCGCTGAAAAGGTTCATTGCCGACTTGCGCTACCAGGTCGACGCGCGCAGATTCGAGGTGCGGGTCACGCAGGAAGACGGCAACGTCCTTCGCGAGACTCTGCCCGGCCTCACCTTCGGGGCCGGCATCGGGGAGAATATCGATGCCGCAGAAGCCCAGCTCAACATCGACAAAGAGCGACTCGCCGCAGCAGGAAAGCGCGGTCGCGACTTCACCGAGTCCCTCCGGATCGCCAAGCAACTCCTCGCCGACGAGCGAGCCCGCCGACAAACCTCGGAACCTGAACGAGTTCCTGGCAAGCCTGCCGCCGGGGTCGAAGGTGACCAGCATCGAAATGATCGGGCCGCCGATCGAGAACTGGCGAGTGTCGGAAGCGAAGCGCAAGGCGAAGGAAGCCCTGCGCCCGCGGCCGAGCATGACGGACGAGGAGTCGCAGCAGGTAACGAACGACTTCCTGAACGGGAAGCCGCTGACCGACGACTGAAGGACGCGCTCATCACCGAGCGCGAGTCGAAGGGCCCGCTCCGAGCCGAGGAGCGTGACGCAATCGAGCAAGGCTTCAATCGGCCGCGGGACCTCGAGCAGGCCGCGGCCTCGGTCTCCCGCTTCAAGGCAGAGAAGGTCCACCGCAAGGCCAGCGAGACCGCGCTGTCGGTCGGCAAGCGCCTGGTCGAAGCGAAGGAGCGGCTCGAGCTCCGGCGCAAGGCCGCGCGCGCATTCCTTCTCTGGGTGACCAACGACGGGCCCGGCATTGCCGTCGAGGGCATGGTGGGCGCGCGGGAGGGCGCGCTCACTATCGACCAGGCGCTGTGGGACCAGACGCAGAAGTGGGGCCATAAGCACAACCTGGTCGACCCCCAGTCGGGGCTGACGCAGCTGCGCGAGGACGGACATGACGGCAGCCCCGACGCGCAGATGCGGCGCGCAAAGGGCAAGGCCGCGCTGTCGTCGTACGACAAGGCGGTGAAGGAGGACCGCGCCAACGCCTTCGCCACGAACGTTCTGGGCAAGAAGAACCGTCTCAACCAGGACGGGGAGAACGTCCCCAAGGGCTACACGGAGATCCCCGAGGCCAACGCGGCCGCGAAAGTGGTCCGGGTCTTCCTGAACAGGTCGGCCGACGTGTCGACCGCGGTGCATGAAATCTCCCACGCCTGGCTCGAGCTGTACGGCCGCCTGGCCGAGCGCCCCGACGCCCCGGCGCGAGTGAAGGAGACCTACGCCGCGACCCTCAAGGCTCTCGGCGCCGAGTCGCGAGAGGGCATCAAGCGCGAGCACCACGAGGCCTTCGCGCGCAGCTTCGAGGCCTACCTGCTCGAGGGCAAGGCGCCCAAGGCCGACCTGGTGCGCGCCTTCACGCGGCTGAAGCAGTGGCTGCTGGGCATCTACCGCACCGTCGCCGGCGTGCCCGGGCAGAAGCTCAACGACGACCTCCGGCGGGTGTTCGACGCCATGCTGGCCAGCGAGAACGAGCTCGAGGCCGCGCGCAAGAAGCAGGGGCCCAGCCTTTTCAGCACCGCGAAGGAGGCCGGTGTCAGCGAGCAGGCCTTCGCCGAGCAGCTGCAGGCCCAGCGCGATGCGGTGACCGAGGCCTCGCGACCGCTCGAGCTGGCGGCCATCAAGGACGCCCTGCGCGTGCATGAGGCGTGGTGGAAGGCGGGGCTCAAGAAGCTCCGGGCTGCCTTCGGTGAGGAGTACGAGGCGCTCCCGGGCCGTCGTGCCCAGGCACTGCTCGAGGGCAACCTGCCCGGGCTGAAGACCGAGCCCTTCGTGCTCAACCGCGCCCAGGTGCAGGAGGTGCTGGGGAAGCGCCGGGTCGCCGGCCTGAAGACCGCGGCCAGCGGCGAGAACGTCAGCGACGTGGCCCAGCTGGCGGGGTTCCCTGACGCGGCTTCGTTCCTCACCGCCTTGGCCGAGCTGCCGTCGAAGGAGACGTGGGTCGAGCAGCAGGCACAAGCCGAGATGCAGGCCCAGCACCCCGGCATCTTCCAGCGCCGGCAGGAGCTGCAGCACCTGGTCGCCAGCGGCCTCAACCCCTACACCGAGAAGCGGATCCTCGACGAGTGGCGGGCGCTCAAGAAGCGCGACCCGTCGCTCAACACGGTACCGGTGGAGGTCCTCAAGCGCGCCGCCGCGCTGATGATCGAACGCGCCCTGGTCGGTAAGCTGGTGCCCGGTACGGTGCTGCGCGACGAGCGCAAGGCCGCCTCCGAGAAGGCCACCGCCGCGGCGAAGGGGCAGTGGACCAAGGCTGCTGCAGCCGCGCGCACCGAGCTGCTCAACGCCTTCCGGTACCGCGAGACGTTGAAGGCCATCGACGAGCGCGACCGCACGGTGGCGCTGGCGAAGCAGCTGGCCAAGGACACGGCCCGGGAGCGCTTGGGTAAGGCCTCGCCGGCGTACCTCAACGCGGTCGACTTCATCGTCGAGCGGCTGGGCTTCCGCGAGGTCGACGCCTCCTCGAAGCTCGACGCCACCGCCATCACCCAGGCCGTCGCCCAGATGAACGGTGACGCGGTGGTGATCGGCGACCCCGAGTGGCTCCCGGGCCTGCTCGAAGCGCTGCAGGCCGACAGCTACCGGAAGGTCGACGTGGGTCAGCTGCGCATGGTGCGCGACGCGCTCGAGCAGCTCCGCGCGGCCGCACGTCAGCGCAGCACGGTGCTCATCGAGGGGAAGCGGGTCGACAAGGAAGCCACAGTCGCCGAGCTCATCGCCGACGCCACGAAGTACAAGAAGCAGGAAGGCCCGTTGTCGTCGAGCGTCTCGGCCGAGCCGGTGTTGCAGTGGATGGCCGCGCTCCCCGGCCGCATCACTGCGCCGCTGCTGAAAATTGAGGAGATGACGGACTGGCTCGGCGGCGTGCTTCAAGGTGTCGACCCCCGCAAGTCAGCCTGGTATCGCGCCGTCTTCAAGCCCATCGAGTCGGCCCGGCAGCGCGCGGCTGACCTGCACAAGTCCATCGCCGTGCCGATTCTGCACGCCTTCGAGAAGATGCCGGCGACCGCCAGCGAGCTCTTCGACGGGGCGAAGTACTTCCCGGGCCACCAGGTGAACGACGGCTTGCAGCGCATGGAGGCGCCGACCCGGCGCTTCGAACTGCTCATGATGGCGCTCAACGCCGGCAACGAGTCGTCCATCGATCGCCTCACGAAGGGGCGCAACCTCACGGTCGACCAACTACAGAAGGCCCTGCAGCAGCTGACGGCCGAGGAAATCGCCTGGGTCAACTCGGTACACGACGCCTTCGAGAAGCTCTGGCCTGAGACACAGGCCCTCGAGGAGCGCACCACCGGGCTCAAGCCGGAAGGGGTAGGGAAGCAGGCCACCGCTCTGGCCAACGGCACGCTCAGCGGCGGGTACTTCCCGGCCATCTACGACAAGCGGGTCAGCGCCGCCGGCGAGAACCAGGCGGCGACGCAGGTGTCGCAGATGATGGACCCCTCGTACTCGCGGCCGACGACGAGCCACGGCTACACGAAGGCCCGGGTCGAGGGCTTCGTCGGGCCCATTCAGCTTGAGCCCAGCGCCGTCACCACGCACCTCGCGCAGCACGTGCACGACCTGGCGTACCGCGAAGCCCTCATGTCGGTGGGCGGGTTGATCCTCGACCCGCGGGTGCAGGCCACCCTCAAGAATTCGCTCGGCCAGGCGCGAGCCGCGCAGTTCCTCAGCTGGGCGAAAGACGTGGGCACGGCGACGGGTGTTGAGGGCTCGCAGGCCGCCGGCGACTGGCTCAAGCTGGCGCGGAAGGTCCGGGCCAACACCACCATGTCGGCGCTCGCCTACTCGGTGCCCAACTTCTTCGAGGACTTCAGCGCCATCCTTTCGGCGGCGTTCGACCGCGAGCTCAAGCTCTCGTACCTCAGCCGCGGCATGCTCGAGATGTTCAAGGGCGCCAAGCCCTGGGCGGCTATCGAAGCAGTTGAGGCGAAGTCGGCCACGATGCGCGCGGCGAACGACACCATTCAGCGCGACCTCACCAGGAGGATTGACGACCTCACGAAGACGGGCCCGCTCAATGCGGCGCCGCTGCGATGGATTCGCCAGCACGCCTTCGTGCTCATCGAGGCCACCTACAAGGCGACTGCCACGCCCATTTGGATGGGTCGCTACCTGCAGGCGCTCGGCGAAGGTGAGGCCGAAGCGGGCGCCATCGACGCGGCCGACAAGACGGTGCGCCGGCTCTTCCCGATGCACAGCGCAGTCAATGCCGCCGGCGTCGTGCGCGACCGCGGCTTCATTGGCACGAGCCTGCAGTTCTACGGGTTCTTTTCGACCGTCACGAACACGGTGTTGACCAACCTGCAGACCACGCTCGAGGGAGAGAAGCCGCTCTCGAAGGTCCAGGCGATGGGTCGCACGCTCGGGTACATGACGGCCATCGGGCTGATCGGCTCGCTGCTGCGCGGCAAGGGGCCGGACGATGGCGAGCCGTACGACGAGTGGGCGGAGCGCACGATGCTCACCACCGGCCTGAGCATGATCCCCTTCGCTGGCGACCTGGGCAACACCTTCGACGCGATGATCCGCGGCAAGCCCATGACGCAGCGAAGCTCGAGCGGGCTCCTCGGCCTGGTCAATTCAATCGGTGATGCCGTCGTCACCGCCGCCAGCGACAAGGACCCAGACAAGAAGGTCGAGGCCGCCCTCCGTGCGCTCGGGCCCATTCTCAACCTGCCGATCAGCCAGCCGATGCGCACCGGGAAGTACATCTACGACACCGTCTCCGGCGACCGCGAGGTGCGCGGGCCCTTCGATGCGGCCTCGGGCCTGCTCTACGGCGAGAGCGACCGGAAGGCACAGACGCCCCTGCGTGCAGTGCAGGACGTGATCAGCGGCGAATAGAGAAGTCGCCTCGGGCCACCCAGCGGACTGCGAACGCGCAGAGCAGGGGAAGCACGAGGCACTGCCAGCCGTAGGCGACGAGAATGTCGGCGCCTCGGTAGTCTCCTTCGTCTCGAATCGCTTCAAACCGCCAAGTCGCCCAGAACGGCAGAAGAACGAGAAACGTCCGCCACCAGGCAGACCTCAGCGCCACCCCGATCGGCTTGCGACGTCGCCAAGCGGTAGCCGCGCCCGCAAGCCCGATTGCCCCGACGAAGAGGGCCAAGAAGTCGTCTTCGTCCGGCCGAGTCGCCACGACAGTAGGGGCCACCCTCGGAGTTGGCTCATTGACCAGGTCGAAGCCCTCGGGGATCTCGGGCGGCCCCGCGTCCTCGACCACCCAGTCTTCGTCATCTGGCACGAACCAATCACCGCCATCTACGGTCCGCTCGTCAACCCAGTCGTTTGGATCAAAGGGAGGCGATGCCGGCGCGGTCATCGTCGGACCCCACCACGCCCCGAGCTCGCCCGCCACGCGACGGGCGTTCAGGCCAGCTGCGGAACCGGTCCGCGCGCGGGTCGACGCTGCAGGGCATGACGGTCACGAACGAAGCCAGCTCGAGCACGTGGAACGGCAACAGCGTGGCCACGGTCTTCGCGTTGAACTTCTCCGCGCTGCTCCCCTCGGAAATCCAGGTCTTCTTGACGCTGTCGGGTGGCCTGCAGACGCTGCAGGTACAGGGGGTCGCCTACACGCTCTCGGGCGACCTGCCGAGCGGCGGCGGCAACGTCACCTTCGTCACGGCCCCGCCCATCGGCTCCGTCGTGCTGATTCAGCGCAGCGTCCCATACACGCAGGCGACCAGCTTCCGCACCCAGGGCTCGTTCTCTCCTGTCGTCCATGAGCAGGCGCTCGACGAGGCCGTGTTCCGCGACCAGCAGCTCAGTCGGCGCATCACGGCGCTGGAATCCGTCGGGCCTCCGGTAGGCGCGATTGTCGCGGGGCTCGGGCTGAACCTCGCCGGAAACACGATGTCGGTCGGCAACCTCGGCGGCATCAACGTCGGTGTGGGCGGCATCGCCGTTGCCTGGGGCGCAGCAGGGGCGATGAGTCAGGTGACGAAGGCGGCGGCATCGGCAGGGACTGCAACCCTTGCCGCGCCCATCGACCACAAGCACGACGTGTCGACCGCCGCGCCCGTGGCTGGGGCCGTCGTCGCCGGCGGCGCTGCAGCCGAAGGCACTGCCACCAGCATCGCCCGCAGCGACCACGTGCACGCGGTGTCGGTCGCCGCGCCCACCACCCTGAGCGTCATCGCCAACAGCGCCGGCGTCGCGACCACGCTTGCCCGGAGCGACCACCAGCACGACATCTCGACCGCGGCTGCCGTCGACCTCACCGACGCCACCAGCGCCGCGGGCGCCTCGGTGAGTCTCGCGCGTGCTGATCACACGCACAGCCATGGAGCGCGTGGTGGCGGCACGTTGCACGCGGTCGCCGTTGCCGGCGTCTCGCACGGCTTCATGTCGCTGACCGACAAGGCGAAGCTGGACGGCCTTACCGGCTCGGTCGAGCAGATTTCGGCGATCGCCAGCATCAAGACGACCGACGCCACGCCCACCACCGCGCTCATCATCACGCCGGCGACCAACACCAACGAGGTCATCGAGGTGACGGTGGTGGCCCGCAAGGTGGGCTCGGGTGGTGGCAACGGCGGCGGGTGGAAGTTCATCACCCTCGTGCGCAACCTCGACGGCACGCTCACCATGTACGCGGTTGCGTCTGAGTGGATTCAGACCACCGTGGGCGATACCGCGCTCGCGGCCACCTTGGTGGCGTCGAGCCCCAACGTCAACGTCGTGGTGACCGGCGAGGCCAGCGTCAGCTTCTACTGGACCGTCATCGCCAAGCGCACCGCACAGTCGCAGTAGTCGGAAAGGGTCCGCGCGCACCCCGAGTGTATGGGCATGCGCGCACTCGCCCTGTCCCTCGTCCTCCTCGCGGCCGTGGCACTGGCCGGTATTGGCATCCAACCCGCCATCCGCTTCGAGTTCACCGACTGCGCCTCTGGTGGCTCAGCCAACCAGACCGTCACCGGCGGCCAGTACCTGATGAGGGTCACCGACGCCGACGTCTTCGTCTGCTACGCGTCGACCTGCGCCAGCGCCGGGGAACGCTTCCCGGTCGGCACGGTGCTGCTGCTGCAAGTGCCGGCGCTCGGCCAGGTGATGAGCTGCCGCTCGAGCACGTCGACGGGCGACTTCATTCTCACCTCGGCGAACTGAGCCATGCTGCTCGCCCTCGTCCTCGCGCAGGCCCTGTCGTTCCCCAACCCAGCCGGGCCCATCTTCAGCTCGCCGGCGACTGGCCGCCCCCTCGCCTCCTTCGAATTCGCCCCCGCCAGCGGCCTCGACATGGGCACCGCCTGCGCCTGCACCACGCCCACGGGAGCGAAGGGCGAGACGCTGACCTTCACACGCGCCAGCACCGGTACCTGCCTCAAGAGCACGAGCGCTACCAGCATCGCCAACGGCGACCTGGTGACGTGCGCGACGAATCAGCCCCGCGTGATGCCGGGCTACGACCCCTCGGGCGTACTGGGGCTGCTGGTGGAGTCGAGCCGGACAAACGTCACGATTCAGAGCGCGGACCTCAGCAACGCCGCATGGTCGAACGTCATTGCTGGCGCGGGCACTGCTCCGGTCGTCACGGCCAATCAAGCCGTTGCCCCTGATGGTGCCACGACAGCCGCAAAAATCGACTTCAGCGCGACCCCGGCAGGCACCGACGTGTCAGTGCGAATTGCGACCGCCAATGCGGCGTGCTCCTCCGTACTCTGTGGGTATTCCATTTTCGTGAAGGGCGTCAGTGGCTCGGGTACGATTGACGTAGGCTCGTGGGGCTCAAGCGCGCTGGGCACGCCGTGCGCGTACACGTCCACGGCATGGACTCGTTGCGCATTAGCTACCACCAATGCAGGCGGGGCCAACTTCATTGGCAACGACACTCGCGACAATGGCGGTACCGCGCGCCCGGCGCAGAGCGTCTACGTCTGGGGCGGACAGGCTGAAGTCGGCGCGTACGCCACCAGCTACATCCCCACCACGACGGTGGCGGTGACTCGGAGCGCGGACGTGCCCACGGGCTTGCCGGTGACCGCCGCAGGCACGGGCTACTCGCAGGCAGCAACCCTCGTGCACGACTCGGCCACGTTCGACTTCACCGGCTCCTCTAGGCGCGCGGTGACCGTCTTCCGCGACGCCACACACTACGACGACAGCTATTTCCCCGGCACGTACCAAGGCCTCTTGTTCGACGGCACGACATCGACGCAAAACGCGCCCAGCGCCTTCGTCGGCACGGGTCGAGTTGCGACCTACTTCACCGGCACCACGCTCGGTGCGTGTGTCAACGGCTCGTGCAACTCGTCAGCGCAGTCTCGGACGTGGAATGCGGGCGCGGACACCGTGCGCATCGGTTGCGACGGCGCGGGCTGCACGACGGGCCAGCCTGACGCAGTGGTGAAGCTGGTCTGCTTCGACAACGACCCGACGAGGTGTCGATGAATCGCGCGCGCCTCTCGCAGCTCGTGCTGACGTTCGCTGCCGTGACGGTGGCGGGCCTCACGTACACCATCTACCAGCCGTCGCCCGGCATCACCGTGCAGGACCTCGCGGACGCTGGCATCGCAGGCCCGACGCACGCCGCGACGTGCCCCGTGCGCGTGTCCGACGACTGCCGCGCGTACGCCGCTGGGCAGGGTATCGCCGTCAGTAAATACGAGCTGGCTGACCTGCCCGTCTTCGTCAATGTGCTTCCCGACGCGGGCCGCGAGGTGCTCCTACCGCCGTCGCTGCCGACCTCGAACACCGCGTTCGCGTGCATCCAGTTCCTCGACCTCTCGCAATGCACGCTCGCGACCTGCGCTAGTCGCCCCGCCGTGTGCGCGCTCTGGGGTACGGCGATTCCCGTACGCCCGAACCGCGCCGCGCCGAAGTGCTACCGCAAGAACACCGACGCTGGCTTCGGGGGCTGCGTGAAGGCCGACGACGGTGGCGACCCCGGCGAACTCAACGTCTACCCCAGTACCTTCTTGAGCGGCTCGTGCGAGCCGACGCCATTCCCGATGTCGGGCGAGACGTGCTGGGTCTACGCGGGCGACAGGGCGGAGGACCAGTGAGCGGCGAGACGCAAATCTACGGCGTGACGATGGCCGACTTCCTCGCGCTCAAGGCTGAGGTCGCCGAGCTGAAGGCCCACGTGCACGGCACGCACGCCCCCGCCATCAACGAGCTCGACGACCGCGTCGATGCGCACGAGCTCGCGCTCGAGTCCCAGGGCAAGGTGCTCGACGCCCTCACCAAGTCCGACGCCGAGCAGCTCAGCCTGCTGCACGAGCTGCTGCGCTCGAGCCGGCGGGTCGAAGAGCTGTTGATGAAGGAAGGCGAGTGATGAGCACCGAGCCCGCCGTGCCGGTCGAGCTGCAGTCCGTTATCGGCTGGGCCGGGTCCATTCTCGTGAGCGTCTTCGTCACTCTCTGGGCGAAGAGCCTCTTCGGCCGCGGTGACCGCGCCGAGGCCGAGCGCAAGGCCGCCGACGCCGAGTGGCGCGCTGAGATGCGCACCGACATGAAGCGGCTGCTCGACGGCCAGCAGGCACTCGGCCAGACCCAAGGACTGCAGGCGAAGGACATCGCCCAGATACAGCAGCGCCTCGACCACGTGGAGCGCCGCCAGGACCAGCAGGCCGAGGCACACCGCGAGCAGGTGCGCTCCCTGCGCAGCGAGTTCGAGGCGCGCATTCCTAGGGCCGCACCGTGAGCGAGTTCGCCAACAAGCTGGTCGAGTTCGCCCGGAGCAAGGTGGGCGTGCCCTACATCTGGGCCGGGCGCTCGGACTTCTACGTGGTGGGCGGCGCCATCAAGCCGATCGCCGACGCCGGCTGCCCCGAGGCCTTCGACTGCGCCGGGCTCATTGACTGGGCCGCGTGGCGCGCCGGGGCCAATGACCTACGCTGGTGGTGGGGCGCCGACCACCTCTTCAAGCTGCTGCCGGAGCCGGGCCCCGACGAGGTCTTCCGGCTGCGCCTGTACGGCACGCCTCAGCACGCCTGGCACGTGGCCCTCGACCTGGGTGACGGCACCATGCTCGAGGCCGCCGGCGGCGACCACACGACGCTGACGGCCGACATCGCCGCCGCCCACAACGCCCGCGTGCGCATCGACCCGGTCCGCTCGTTTCAGTTCCTCGGCTTCCGGAGCGTCGATGCCCTGGCTGCCGCACCCCGCGTTCCACCCGTCTTGCCCTGAGGTCACCATGCCCCCGTCGATTCCCCCCGTCGTTGCCCATGTCCTCTCGGTGCTCGGTGTCGCGGTCGCGGCCCTGGCTCCCGTGCTGCCCGCCAACCTGCAGGCGCCCGTCGCCATCGTCGCCATGACGCTCGCCTCGCTGGGCGGCGGCGCGCTCACGCCCCCGGCCCTGACTGCGGGCTCGCCCAAGCTGCAGGGGGCGCTGCTCACCTTCGCCGGCACGGTGCTGGGCGTGCTGACCCAGTTCTACGCGATGATTCCCGCCGGGCTGTTCCAGTCGCTGGCGCTCACCGCCGTCGCACTGCTCTGCTACCTGACCGGCCGCGCGATGCCCGCCCTCGGCTCGCCCTCGCACGACCAGCTCGCTGCCGCGACCGCTGCCGGGGCCAGTGCCAGCGCGGCCGTCACCGACAAGGCCAGCGCCGTCGCCGAGCTGAAGGGCGGCGCCTGAACATGACTCCGACCATCGGCCGAATCGTCCACTACCGTGCGCACGGCAGCCCGGACGGCACCCACAAGCCTGCGCCCCGAGCGGCGATCATCACCGAGGTCTTCGGCGACACGTGCGTGTCGTTGTGCGTGCTAAACCCCTCGGGCCTGTTCTTCAACACGTCGGTGATGCTCGACGAGTCGGAGACTCCCAGGGGAGGGACCTGGCAGTGGCCGCCGAGGGCGCCATGACCCGCTCGCTCGTCGTCGCCCTGGTGCTCGTGCTGTCTGGAGGGGTGGCACGAGCCCAAGACGTGGTGGACGTCGAGCGCGCCGACCTCGCCACCGACGCCGGCGTGGTGTCGGTGGTGGGCGGCTGCTGGCTCTCGACCGGCCGGTGCCTCGAGCTGGCCCGGGAGCGCGAGCAGCTCAAGGCTGAGAACGCGAAGCTGAAGACCTCGCCCACGCCGACCGCGCCCGAGCTCATCGTGACGATCGCGGTGGGGGTGCTGGTAGGCGTCGGGGTCGCCATCTTCGCGCCGAGCCTCGTCTCGAAGCTCACCGGGAAGTAAGCCGACCCAGGTCCGGCACCTTGCCCGTCGCCAGCGCCCGACCGGGCCAGTCACGGCGTCACCCGCCGAAACTCCACAACCCACACCCACGGATTCACCGCCCATGAGCCATCGCCGTTGATGTTCTCCCAGAGCGCCACGTAAGGCAGGCAATGCGGCTGCTCAGACAGCTTCGCACCGTCGAAGCCGGGACCGGGTATGCGTTGGTCGGAGCCGATGGAGCCCCACGCCTCCACGCCCTCGGCCATCGCGTCAGCCTCGCTGATGTCCTGCAGCCGCTCGACGCGCACGCCCGTCACCTCGAGCGTGATGCGCGACAGGCCGCGCGGGCAGTGGATGGCGGGCAACACGCCGCGCCGCCAGCCCCACGAGTCCAGCGGCGTCTCGGCACCATCGGCCACGTAGACCGCCACGTCGTACATCGGAGACGAGGCAGGCACGCGCTTGATGCTCTCGCGCACCCACAGTCGGTCGCCGGGCGCACCGTACGGGCAGAAGTCGATGGGCAAGCCTCTCACCATGTGCGCTTCGTTGGCGTAGTGCCGTGCGCGATGAGTCGGATTGCGCGGTGGCTCTGGAAACCAGCAACCTCCGTCGCCAACCAGAGGCTGCGGCTTCACGATGCGCCGCGTCTGCGTCTTCGTGCCGGCGAGCAGGGCGCGCACCATCGGTCCACTGAAAAGAATCGGTCGCTCTTTCATGCTGCCTCCAGTTCCAGACACTCGTCATACAGCACCGCCGCTGCGCCCTCGGTCGGCCTGCCCTCGACGTACCCGAGACAGCCGTCCGTGCAGACCCAGGTGTATTCACCAGCCACCACCACCTCGATTCCGCAGCGGACCAAGCGATGCACCGGACTCCACTGGCGGGGCTCACCGAGAGAGGCGACGAGAGCGGCTCGCGACTCGGCGACGTAGGTGGCGCCGTAGGCGGCGGCGTGGGTGGCGGCGTGGGTGGCGGCGTGGGCGGCGTAGGCGGCGGAGGCGGCGTGGGTGGTGACGGCGGCGGCGGAGGCGGTGGCGGCTCCGTAGACGGCTCCGGCGTAGGCAGCGGCGGCGTAGGCGGCTTCACATTCCTCTACCTCAGCCTCACCCAGCGCCCAGCGTCGTGCCGAGTCGAGCGCCCAGACGCAGGCCGCCAGCGCTCTGTCGCCGCACAGCGTCAGCGACGCCTCCGCGACGTGCGCGACGGTGGCCAGTACCACGGCCTCACGCGGGTGACGGGACAGGGCGGCGATGCATTCGGCGTAAGTCATGGCTTCTCCCCGCGCACCGGCAGGTACGACACCCGCACCCACGTCTCCAGCGAGCGCAGCAGCCCCCACAGTGTCATCGGCTTGCTCATCCAGAGAATCGGCTCGGCCAGCACTGGACACAGCGCCCAGTGCGTCCACGGGCCCGACCCGCGGGTGAGCGGGGCATGCACCAGGTCCACGTGCTCGCCCTTGCACCGCGGGCAGACATCGACGGTGACCTTGCGCTTCATGGGTTCTTGCCCTCCAGCGTGCGCACGTAGTCGCGGTACTTGTCTAAGCGCGCCTCGAGGTAGACGACGTGGTCGAGCTGCCAGAGCCACCCGACCAGCCCGCCGGCAAGGAACGATCCCAGCAGGCTCGCCATGAACCTGATCGTCATCGCGTTGCTCACCGCGCCCTCGTTCGCTCGAGTTCCACGCCCTGCCGCGCGAATGCCTTCTGCAGCGTCGCGTGCTCCGCCCGCAGCTTCTCGTACCGGGCGAGCACCTCGAACAACCGGTACGCGTCGGCCTCCGTCTCGACGTAGATGCGGTGCTCCTCGACCGACACCGCAAATCGATGCCAGCCCGTCGCGCTGCTCACCGTGGGGCTGTTCATCGCCCGCGCTCCTCGCTGAGCTCGCCCGCGACCAGGCGGTTGCACCTCGGGCACCAGTGAAGGATCGACAGGTGCCGCGACACGCCGGGCAGGGTGCGGTGGCCGAAGAGCCAGCAGAGGGCGCGCTTCACGGCTGGGCTCCCTTCTCGTCGACGCGCTCGACGCTGGCCGCCTCGCTGAAGCCGTTGGGGTACCGGGCCCGGAGCTTGGCCAGGTTCGCCTCAGCAACGGCATCGAGTTCGAGGCCCAGCAGCGTGGCGATCGCCGCCACGTACCAGAGCACGTCGCCCAGTTCCTTCTTCACCTTCTCGAGGTCGAGGGGCTGACCGTGCCCGAGCGTCTTCTTGAGCAGGTCGAGCACCTCGCCCGCCTCACCGCCGAGACCGAGCCCCATCACCGCAAGCTTCTGGTCGAGTTCCGCGCGCTGGTACGCGCTGAGCGGCCGACGTGCAAGCGTGCGCGACGCCCCAATCTGGTAGTCGGCGAAGTTCACGGCGCCTCCATGGGGAACCGGCAGCACGAGAGTTCGCCGGCGCGCGACATGCCCTGGAAGATCCGCACCAGTTCCCGGTGCTCGGCCTCGAGGAACGCCTCGCTCGCGTCGGCGCGCACTGAGGTCTTGACCGGCTGCTCGGCGCCGCACCGCAGGCACTTCTCGGTGGTGGTCTTCGTCTTGGTGAAGTCGTCGGTGATCACCGCTTGCCTCCCTTCTTCGCCGGCTTCTTCTCGTCGTCGATGGGTTCGGCCGCAGCCAGGTTGGCCGCCACCATCTTCTCGACGTTGAACCCGTAGCGCTTGGCGGTGGCGAGGAACTCCTCATCGAAACCGGAGTAGGTCGACCAGCTGTCGTTCGCCCGGTCCCACCACAGGAAGGCAAGCAACTCGGCCTGCGGGGCTTCCTTGAACCAGTCCTTCGGGCGCTTCTTGCGAATCACCTCGGCGAAGTACTGCTCGATGCCCTGCTCCTCGTAGCCGGCGTTCCACTCAGCGAGCTGCTGAATGGCGGGGCGCGAGAACTGTTCCGCAAGCCGCAGCGCGACCGCGTTAATGACCTCGACCTGCACCTTCTTGCGCGTGTCGCCAGCGAGCCGCTCGGCCGCCACCTTCTTCGAGTCGCTCTTCTCCGCCTTCGCCTCGGTCGCCTCCTCGTGCTTCACCGCCCACGCCAGCTTCAGGTGCGTGGCGATGGCCTCGACCGCCTTGTCCTTCACGTACAGCTCGCGCACCTTGCCCGCGCTGTCCTGTGCGACGTGCACCACCGGGCGCGCCTCCTCGGGCAGTTCCTTCGCCAGCTGCGCCCACGAGCGCTTCTGCTTGTCCTCCTGGACCGGCGCCGACGCCTCGACGTACCGCGAGCCGTAACCGAGGTTGTCGCTGTACCGGAACAGCTTCTTCGACTCAGCCACGCCCAGCACCTTCGCGCCCTGGGCCTTCAGCTTCGTGGTCTTCTTCTCCCAGACGGCCTTCACCTTGTCCTCGAAGCAGGAGGGCAGGGCGCACATCGGCGTCGCCTTCCCCGAGTCGAAGAGCCCCGGCATCGTCGCATTGGCCGAGTTGTGCGGGCACGCGCTGCAGGCGCCGGCCGCGAAGCTGTCGTCGGTCAGCTTCCACGGCGCGCCCTTGAGCGGCTGGCACAGCTTGGTGCGCAGGTGCTCGAGCTTCTTGTCGACCGTGTCGAGCCAGCGCTCGTTCTCCAGCGCCTTCATGCCCTCGACCTGCAGCCGCTGCGAGGGCAGGGCCGCCAGCGCCTGAGCGACCGACAGCTGCAGCTCACCTTTCGCCAGCGCCGACAGGGCCTCGGGTGCCAGGCCGCAGAGCGCGACCCGCTTCGTCACCCAGCTCGACGACTGGCCCAGCTTCTGCGCCACCTGGTCGACCGAGTACCCCGACAGTTCCTGCAGCGCGCGGCAGGCCCGGCCTTCCTCGAGGGGCGTGAGGTCGGACCGGTTGATTTGCTCGGTCAAGTTCAACTCGAGCGCCTGCACCTCGGTCAGCTCGTAGATGTCGCAGGGCACCTCCTCGAGGCCCGCGTCGATGGCCGCCTGCAGGCGCCGGTTGCCCGCCCAGACCTCAAACACGTTAGGCTCGAGCTCGCGCACCGACAGCGCGCCGATGAAGCCGTTCGCGTTGATGGACGCGACCAGGGCCGACACGTCGCCCACCTTCGAGCGCGGATTCTGCGCCATCGACCGAAGCTGCCGCAGGGGCAGCACCGCCCGGGTCGCCGCGTTGGCGCGCCGGTCGAAGTGCTCGGCCGCGACCTCGGCCCGCGCCTCCTTGTCGGCCTGGCCGGTGGCCTTCTTCAGCCCCTCGAGGAAGTCGCTCGACGGCTGACCGCCCGCCGCCAGCACCGCCTCGTCGACCGTGACCTGCTCCGCTTCCACTGCCTGCTGCTTCGCCATTGCGACCTCGGGGTGATGCGGGGAAAAGAAAGTGCGGGCCCTCGTCTCTCCGTCAGAAGTCGGAGGACCCGCGGTGCTGCGCCCCGTGCCGTCGACCGGGCCAGTCGGGAATGACGCTTGCGCGCCACGGCACCGCGTTGACCCGCCGGCGAAATGCCGACGGCGCGGGGAAGGAGGTGAAGACCGCGCCGGCACGAGAGGGGGACGCCCGGGCCTGCGCGGTGGGTGCGATCCTCCGCACCTCTTCAGCCGGCAAGCTCCCGGACCTTGAAGGGCAGGGCTGCAGCGGCCTCGGCCGTCATGCGCCTGACCCAGGTCTTCATCGCAGGCACCCAACGGAACCCGGCGGCACGCGCGAGCTCGCGGTCGTCGTACGAGACCTGCGCGGCGTACGACTTCCGCGGGGTCAACGCCTGGTCGAGCTGCTCGCGCAGGGGCCTCATGGCGTGCGCGCGCTCGAGCGTGAGGCAGAGCGTCAGCACGTCGGCGAAGGCGCGGTGGGCCGTGACGACACCCACGCCGTGCGCGAGGGCGATTTCCACCAGTTTCTTGCCCGTCGTGGCGCGGGGCCATTCCCAGTCCTCGAGCGTGCACACCCACGGCGCCGTCGTCTTGATGACACCCCAACTCGAGTCGAAGGCCGCGCTGTGCGCCAGCACCGCCTCGATTCCGTCGAGCGCTACGACCGCGGGGCCCTCTGCGTACCGAAGGAGAGCCGGTGCGATGCCATTGACCGCCTCCGCCGCGTTCGATGCGGCAGGAAAGAGCCGCGACTGCAGCGAGACGACCTGCGCGGTGTCGACGTCGACCAGCGCCCAACTCGCCTCGATGACCAGGTCCTTCTTGGGGTCGAACCCGGTGGTCTCCAGGTCGATGACCGCGATGAGGCCGCTCAAAATGCCACCTCCTCACCGCGCTCAAGGGCGGCGTCCTTCTTGATGGCCTCGCCCTGCTTCGTCTTGCACTCGTCGCAGGTCGCCGACTTCGGCTTCGTCTCCCACGCCGAGCGCACCACCCAGGAGCCGCACCCCGACGCGCACGGGCTGGCGTCGGCGTTGGTGTGGTCGCGGTAGTGGCCGTTCAATTCCACGCCCAGCCGGCGCAGATCGTCCTCGGCGTTCATCAGCTCGGCGACCAGCGCGGTCTCCCGCGCCTTCGCTGCGTAGTACTTCGCGAAGGCCTCGGCGGTCAGCGCACGCCACGACCTGGTGCTCTCGCCGCTCACCCTTCGCTCCCGGGCTCGTCAGCAGGGGCGGGCGCCGCGCCGACCACGGTCTTCTGCATGGTCATGGGGCGGGGCTTCTTCCGGGCCAGCTTCAGCTCGAACGTCACCGGGGCCTCGAGGTCGGGCGAACCGCGGAACCTGATGGCCAGGTCGTGGTCCTCGAACTGAATCGGCGCCGGCCACATCGTGACCCGCTTCCCGACCCAGGCGTTCGTCTCCCGCCCGAACATCGCCTTCAGGCAGAGGGCGTTGGTCTTGTTGAGCACGAGCTGCTTCGGGCGCTCCTTGAACGAGACGATCGCCTTCGTCTCCTTACCCTTCACGCCGTCCATTTCCTCGAGGGCGACGCTGGCGATGGTCATCGTCACGTCGCGGCCCTGGAACTCGCCGGCCTTCAAGAAGCGATTCGGGAACAGCTTGTCAAAGTCCATGTGCTTCCTCCGTGGTGGTGCTGCCGAATTCGATGTCGCTGTCGCTGAGGTCTTCGTCTTCCGAGCGCTCGACCCAGCGGGGCAGCTCGAGCGGCGCGATGCCGTCGACGTACCCGGGCCAGCGGTTCTCGGTCTCGCAGAGGGCCAGCCGGGCGAGCAGGTTCACGTACTGCTCGCGGCCGCGTTCAATCAGGTCGTCGGGCAGCTGGAAGACCGACACCACGAAGGGTGCGGCCTTCTCGACGACGACGAAGAAATAAGGGAGCGCGCGGCCGGTCGCCGCCTTGACGCCGTCGGTGTACCAGGCGGCCTGACCGAGGTAGCCGAGGTTCCAGGCGTCGCGCGCAAAGTCGTCGGGGTGCGCGCTCTTCGCCGTCTTCAGGTCGACGATCGCCGTCGCCGACAGGTAGTCGAGCCGAGCCTTCGCCTTCCAGATGCGTGCGGGGAAGTCGAGCACCTGGGGCGTCGACGCGGTCCACTGAATCGTCTCTTCGGGCTTGCCGCCGACCAGCAGCCTCGAGGCCGCCGGGTGCTGGCGCACGCTGGTCACCAGCGCGTTGACGTGCAGCGCCTCCTTCAAGCTCAACACCTCTTGGCCCTCGAGCTCGGCCGCCGCCTTGAACTCGTCCCAGGCCTTCCCGCGCTTCGTGCCCTGGAAGATGGTGAAGCGCTCCTTGAAGTACTTCGGCTCGAGCACCGCCGCGTGCACCGCCCGACCGAGCAGCAGCGACTTCGTATCGTTGTCCTCGGTGTCGGTCAGCGCCCAGTGGTAGTGCGCCGGCGACTTCGCGAGGTGCTTCAGCCTCGACCAGTTGAGCGCGTCGAGGGCGCGGTATTGCTCCCAGCTCAGTGGCGCGGTCACCATGACGACCCCAGCGTCAGGCGGTCGGAGTCGAGCGCTTCCTGTGCGGCGTCGTCGCGTTCGCGTGCCAGCTCGCAGTCCTCGCATGGACCATCGCCGTCGCTTGAGCAGCAGCCGACCTCAGGCAGCAGGTCATCGATCTCCGCGAAGAGCTCGGTCAGCTCCTCGTTCGTGGTCTGCGCCTCGCCGTAGCTGCGAATCAGCGACTGCACCGGCGAATCGCTGGCGTGCGCGTCGTTCAGGACCGCACGCAGAAGCACGAGCTTCCTGCGGCTGAGCTTCCAGTTCGTCTCTCTCGTCATGGGTACTTCCCCCTTGCTGCGTGTCGTCGCTCCCCGGCTCGGCCCGTTGCTGCGCCGCTCTCCCTCGCCACCCTTCGGCCCCGCCGTACGACCGAACTGCGGCCGCCCACTATAAATAGCGCAGAAGTTGTTTAGAATGCAACTAAGAACGAAACGAAGTCGAAAACGCGCAGTTTGGGAGGTACGAGGACCGCATGCCGCCGCCGAAACCGAACCCGCTCCTGCAGGGCACCGTCGTCTCGAAGACCGTCGCCCTCCCTGAAGCCCTCTGGGAGGCGCTCGATCGCGAGTGCCTGCTTGAGGAAGCGAAGAACCGATCGAAGTTCGTGGCCGGGCTGCTGGCCTGGGCGATCGAGGATCTCCGCGACGCACGGGCCCGGGCTGCGGCGGTAGCGGCGACGAAGAAGTAACTCCTCGTACTTCCTCGCCTTTCACCCGCGAGGAGGCTGAATGTCAGACCCCAAAGATAGAACTGGACCCCTCACCGGGAGGGGTGAGCCGCCGCCAGCGTCGCGTGACGTTGCCGAGAAGCCTCCGGAGCAGCACGTGGAGACGGGTCGTCTGGAAGTGCGCCACACCGTGGCGCGTGAGGTTGGGGGAATCGACGTCGAGCAGCTCGCCCTCGCACTGGCGGGTCACCTCAAAGAGCCGGTGGTCGAGCTCCCGTACTTCGGCGAGCTGGCCGAAGCCTGGCTTGAGCACATTCGCTCGAAGCGCGTGCAGCCCGACAACGAGGAGCGCCTGCTCCGCCGGCTGAAGCCGCTCTACCTCGAGACCGAGGCGACGCTCACCGCGGCGATGGCGGCCGAACTCATCGACAGCCAGCCCGGCTACGGGCCCAGCTCGAAGAACAAGCTGCGCGGGGTAGGGCGCATGGTAGTCGACCACGCCGCGGCCGCGCAGCGCTGGAATCGCCCCAACCCCTTCGGCCTGGTGAAGCGCAAGAAGGAGGCGCGACGGAAGTACGAGGGCCTCACGCTCGAGGAGCTTGCCCTGGTGCAGCGCCACCTGCGCGAGGATCGCCGCCTGCTCTTCCGCGTCGCGCTGCACACTGGCCTGCGACCGGGTGAGCTGTTCGCGCTCCGGGTCGACGACCTCGACTTCCCGAACCGGGTCATCCACGTGCGTCGTTCACGCGACCGCGAGACGACGAAGACGGGCACCACCCGCGACCTGCCGATGCACCCGGCCATCGAGTGCGACCTACTCGACGCGGCCACCACCACGAAGAGCGACCTGGTCTTCGGTCACTCCTTCGACGGCTCGCTGCAGTCACAGAACACGAAGATCACCCGCATCCTGCGCACGGCCATGGTGGCCGCCGGCGTCGGGGTGACGGGCGTCGACTGGAAGTGCCGGCGGAAGGGGTGCGGCTTCACCGAGCACGTCGATGGTGCGCCCACCAGGAAGCGCGAGGCCCGCTACTGCCCGCGGTGCGACTTCCGGCTGTGGGGCGTGGTCCAGGTGAAACCCGTGCGCTGGTACGACCTGCGCCACATGTGCGCCACCTTCCATCACGAGGCCGGCGCCGATCGCTTGTGCATCTCGATCGCCCTGGGCCACAGCATCGAGTCGATTACCGAAGAGGTCTATACCCACCCAACCATGGCGCGCCTCGCCGCCGAACTCTCAAAGTGGCGCCTGCCGCGCTGACGAGTGTGGCGTGATGGCACTGAACTTCCGTTGACCTGCGCCTTACACATACGCTAGGGTGTTTCGCGCTGCACAAAACTCAATAAGTCGCTCTCGAGGGTGCCCAATCGACCCCTTCGACACGCGTTGCGGTGGTAGCTCAGTTGGTAGAGCACGAGCTTCCCAAGCATATGCACGCGCGTCGTCGGGATTGAGCCCCAGGGTTCTCTCGAAAGCGACTCCTGCCCGGAGTCGTCCATGCCGACCAGTCGTACCGCCGCCCATTCCCCCCGCAGTCTCGCCGCCCGTCTCTACCTGAACCGCCTCGAGGCCCGGGGTGTCCAGGAATTGTCGGCTTCTGACGTAGAAACCATTCAGCAGTTCGAAGGCTTCTACGCCGAGCGGACGAACGAGCGCCTCGCCGACCTCGACAGCGCCCGCGCCAACTACCGGAGCGAGTCATGAGCGGCCTGTCGCGCGCCCCTCAGGGCACCCGCATCACCCAGGCGCTCGAGGCCATTCGCCAGTTTGAGGACCGGCTGGTCGACTGGGGCAGCCCCGAGCTCGCCGCCGCGCTGGGCATCAGCGTGCAGCAGGCGCGCGCCCTGGTCGCGACGCTGGCCGCCCGCGGCCTGCTGACCTTCCGTGAGGCCACCGTGCGCAAGCAGCGCCTGATGCTCGCGGCGAAGCCGGCCACCGACTCCTCCGCCGCGGCCTGATCGGACTCGACCGATGCCTCGTATTCGATCGGTGAAGCCCGAGTTCTGGGTGTCCGAGTCGCTCAGCCGCCTGTCTCGCGACACGCGCCTGGCCTTCATCGGCCTGTGGACGTGCGCCGACGACGAGGGCCGGTTCCGCGCCGACCCGCGGTACCTCGCCGGCCAGCTCTTCCCGTACGACAGCGACGGCCTCGAGGTCATCGACCGGGCCCTGGCCGAGCTCAACTCGGAAGGCGCGGTGCTGCTATACGAGGCCGAGCGCAGCCAGTACGGCCTGATCACCGGCTGGAAGCGCCACCAGCGCATCGACAAGCCTTCGGCGTCTCGACTGCCGCAACCCCCCGGAATCAAACTCGCGAACATTCGCGAGCCTTCCCGGAATCCTCCCGGAGCCTTCCCGGAGGAGTCGAGGAGGGCTCCTGGTAGGATAGGAACAGGGAACAGGGAACAGGGAGAGGATCAGGGAAGGGAGCAGGGAACAGGGAACAGGGAGCAGGGAGAGACCAGCCCGGCCCCGGTCGCGAGGAAGGCCAAGAAGCCGAAGCAGGGTGCCCTGCCCGGCCTCCCAGCCCTCGCCGAAGCTGCTCGCCCTCCCAGCCGCATCGGCAAGCTCCACGCGCTGTTCCTCGATCACCGCCAGGTCAAGCTCACCGCGCCGGTCGAGGCCGGTGGGTTGGGCATGGAGGTCGCCCCGCCCGACGAAGAGCCCGACTGGGGACGCAGCGCCAGCACCCTCGCGGCGTGGCTGAAGCTCTGGCCCGACCATCCCCCGGAGAAGCAGGACCAGAACATCGAAGGCCTGATGTGCGCCTGGCTTGAGAACTCGTACTGGGCATCGACTATTCGCGACGGCAAGCCCGCGGTGCCGTACCCGTGGGGCGCCTTCTGCGCCGAGAAGCAGTGGCGGAAGACGCTCGAGCAACTGCTCGGTGACGACGCGCCGGCGACGGGCGGTGTCCATTGAGCACCCCGGTCGTCTCGCACCGCTTGACCACCTCGAGCCGGCACCCAGGCAAGGCCATTCAGGGCTCTGTGCGCTTCGAGGCCAGCGGCATCGTCAAGTGCCCTGACTGCGGCTTCATGCGCATGCGGTCGCTGCACCCTCACGCCACCCGCTACGACGCGCAGGGCGTCGTGCGCGACTGCGCCGGCCGTGAGGTGCGCCGATGAGCACCGTGCTGGCATTCCCGAAGACCGGGCGGCCGCCGGCGGCCGAGCTCGAGGCCAAGGTGGTGGGCGGCGCTCTCGACCTTGGGCTGACGCTGAGCGACTTCGAGGCGCTGGGGCTCACCGCCGAAGACCTGCAGCTCGAGCTGCACCGGAAGGCCTGGGCCATCGCCCGCGCCAAGGCCGAGCGCCACCTGCCCGTCACGGCCGACACGGTGGGCAGCGCCGGCTTCAAGCGCCAGTGGTTCACCGCCGAGCAGGTCGAGGAGCTCAACGGCCTGGCGGCGCGCAGCACGCTGACGCGCGAGAGCCTCGCCAGCGTGGCCGACGACCTGCGCCAGCTGGTGCGCGCGGCCGCGCTCGCTCGAGCCCTCGAAGAGCAGGTGCGCCACCTGCGCAGCGGCGAGTTCAATTTAGGCAGCGTGTCGGGTCGGCTCGAGGCCCTCGCCTCGGAGATCAACCGCGACGTGGCGCCCGACGAAGACGCCGCCGGCGACGTGATGGGGGTGCAAGACACCTGGGACAACGCCGAGGCCGCGGGCAAGTCGCGCCTGCTGCCCACCTGCATCTCGGTGCTCGACGCCCAGATCGGCGGCCTGCCCCCGGGCCTCACCGTCTTCGGCGCCGCGCCTGGTGTCGGCAAGACCGCGGTCCTCGACTCGATGATTCGAGCCCAGCTCGAGGCCGACCCCGACCTGCACCTCGGCTTCTTCGGGCTCGAGGACGGCACCGACCACGTGATTCGGCGCTGGGTGGCAGCCGACACGGGCATTCCGCTCCGCGAGGTCGGGTGGGGCAAGCGCACGGCCGAGCAGAAGGCCGCGTGCGACGAGGCCTTCGCCCGCGCGTACCCGCTGCTGAAGCGCCTGCACGTCTACCGGCGCGACACGATTCGGCCCGACCAACTGCTGCTCCGCGCGGCCCGCATGCGCGCGAAGTTCGGCGTGCGCGGCATCTACGTCGACAACCTGACTGAGGTCGATGTCAGCACCCGCGGGGGCAACCAGAAGGAGTTCGAAGCCATCGGCGAACTCGGCCGGCGGCTGCGCAACTTCGCACTGCGCGAGCAGATTCCCGTCGCGCTCATCGCCCACACGGTTGGGGCGCTGCGCATGGGGGAGATCCCCACCATCTTCGACCTGGCTGGTGGCCAGGCCCTCGCCCGCAGGGTGCGCCTGTTCTTCGGCCTATGGGTGAAGGGCGACGAGCTGCGGTGCACCACGGGCAAGGCGAACGAGCTCGGGCCCGCCGGCGTCACCGTCGCCTTCGAGCGCATCGTGACCGCGGGGCTCATCAGCCCGACCGCGGGCTCGAAGGTGAACCTGCAGCAGGAGAAGGCCATCGAGCGCCGCGAGAAGAACGACCTGAAGCTGGTCGAGCAGATCGAAGCGGCGAAGCGGCGAAGGGAACTCCAGAAGAAGCTCGAGGAGCCGAAGCCCGCAGCGCGGGTCGAGTCTGAGCCCCAGGCGTCCCTCTTCGGGGGCGACGATGACGACCGTTGAAGTACTCCGCGGAGCGAAGGTGCTGCTCGCCGGCGGGTGGTCGCCCTTCATGACGCGCGACGCGGCCGGGCACATCTGCTCGCCACAGGCCGAGGGCGCCACCGCCTTCGACTTGCACGACGCCCTCTGGTCGCTGAACGACGCTGACTTCGAGACCTGCCTAGCGGCCGAGCACGCGGTGGCCAAGGCCCTCACCGGCAACGAGTGGTTCTGGCCCGACGTCGAGGTCTGGGCGCAGGCGCCGGGGCGAACGCTGAATGACGTGCTGACCCTCATTGGCCGCGCCGAGCTGCGCGCCCGTACCCAGGAGCGACGATGACCCCCGACCAACTGGCGAAGCTCTACGACGTGCGCACGTGGCCGGAGGCGGGGCGCGACACGCTCGCGCGGCTGCTGCGCGAGGCCATCGCGAAGGCGAAGGCGGCCGCCAAGTGAGCGCCGACGGCATCGTGATTGGGCTCGACCCGTCGCTCACGCATTTCGGGTTCGCGGTCGGCCAACTCCACCAGGGCGACCTGCACTTCGTCGAGACCGGCGTGTGGGCCACGAAGCCCGGTGACGAGGACAGGACCAAGACCGAGGGCGCCGCGCGCCGGTGCACGTGGCTCGCCGAGAAGCTCTTCACCCTCATTGCGTACCACGGGCGCCCCGCGCTCCTCGCGACCGAGGGGCTGGCCCTCCCATTCGGCAAGACCTCGATGCAGACCATCAGCACCTTGGGCCGGGTGCGCGGGCTGGTCGACGCCGTGGCCGCGTCGCAGCACCTGACCGTGCGCGAGTTCGCGCCCGCGCACCTCAAGCGGCTCATCACCGGCAGCGCGAGCGCCGACAAGGCACAGGTCCGCGCCGTGGTCGAGGCCACGTACCCGGAGCTGACGACGCTCTGGCCGGGCCGACAGTCCGACATCGAACACGCGGCCGATGCAGTGGCCGCACTTCACGCAGCTGTGACCAACGCAGTCCCCGAGGAATGAACATGGCAACGAAGAAGAAGCAGACCGAGCTGCCGGGCATGGAAGCCCCGAAGCACCCGGAACTCGACACGGCGATCGAGACCTACGCCGAGAAGCGCGACATTCGCGTGGCCGCGCTCGTCGAGGAGAAGCAGGCGAAGGCGGTGCTGCTGCAGCTGGCCGAGCAGCTGGGCGTCAAGGTGTACCGCGACGAGACCGCCAGCCCGCCGCTGGTGCTGACGCTGACCGAGCGTGAGGTGTCGGTGAAGGTCACGGCGGCGCCCGGGTTCGCCGACGACGGTGATGACGACGCCGACGGAGAGGGGCTCGACGCGTGAGCGCCATCATCTGCATTCACTGCCAGGACTGGGGCTGCCTCCGGTGCGCGGCCCCGGCCGTCGTGCTTGAGCGAACGGGCGGGGAGCAGTCGCTGACCGCTGACGAGCACGAGCTGGCGAAGCTGCGCAACCAGGTCGTGAAGCTACAGGGCGAGCTGCTCGACGCCCAGACGGCGGCGGCCGTGGCCCAGCGGGAGGTCGAGCGGCTCCGGGCGAACCTCGCGCAGAACGAGGTCGAGCTCGCGGCGGTGAAGGAGGCGCTCAGCGGGCTCGAGGACGACCGGACCAAGTGGTGCGACCGGGCGCATGCGGCTGAAGCGCACGCGGCCTTCCTCGGAAAGGGTCTCGCGTCATGAGCTACCTCGAAGCCGCCAACCGCCTGCAGCGCGAGATGGCCAAGCTGCTCGCCCCGAACCGTCGCCCCGTCCGCCGGCGGGCCCGCGCCCAGGTACGCAAACCGCTCACCACTCCCTCGGTGAATGCTTACATCGAGGTCGCTGAAGCCCCCCCCGTCAGGCCCACCACCTTCGGCCGCGGCACGTGTCCGGACTGCGAGCGCCGTGGCGAGGTGCTGATCAACTCGAAGGACGGCCCGCGGTGCCGCGACTGCCACCCCGACCTCGAGGTGCGCGATGAGTGACGCGAAGCCGGCGACCGCCGAGGAATGGGTGGAGCACCTCGACCTGTGCGCGCGCAGTCACTCGGCACACCTGACCGCCGAGCAGTTCGCCGAGCTGCGCCAGTTGGTGAAGCTCGCCATCCTCTTGGCGCCGAAGCCCGGCGCGTGCTCAAGCTGCGAGGCCGAGTGCTCGTGGTGCAAGGGGTACCCGTGAACCGCGCGCTGCTGACCTCGGTGAAGCAGGACTACGGCACCCCGCCCGAGTTCTATGCGGCACTCGACGCTGACCTGTGCTTCACCATCGACCTGGCTGCGCACGAGCGGAACCGCAAGCACGTGCGGTTCTTCTCGCCGAAGGACAACTCACTGGCCCAGTCGTGGGAGGGCGAGACGGGCTTCCTCAACCCGCCGTACGGGCGCGGGGTGGGGCAGTGGATCGAGAAGGCCCGCGACGCGGCGATGCACGAGCGCGCCGTCGTGTGCATGGTGCTGCCCGCACGGGTCGGCTCGAAGTGGTGGCGCCGCTGGGTGATGTCGGGGGACGCGGCCGCGGGGAAGCTGCGCAGCTCGAGCTACGTGCCCGAGTCGCGCATGCTGTGGCTCCGGTGGGAGGGGCTCATCACCGGCGTGCAGTTCCACGACTCGCGGCTCGACTTCGAGGGCGCCAACGACGCCGGCGAGAGCGCACCCTTCGACACGGCCGTGGTGCTGCACGCGTCGACCAATAGGCCCCCGCCCAGGTGCGCGGCGGACCCGACCTCGAGGTTCTTCCGGTGGCCGCGGTGAAGGAGCCCGACGAATGAGCGACCTCTGTTCCGTCGAAGGGTGCGACCGGCAGGCACGCCGCGTGGGCATGTGCTGGGCGCACGAGAAGCGCCGCCGGTACCGGAAGCCCGTCTCGGTCTCGCTCCCGCCGGCGGACCAGTCGCCCGGCGATCGCTGGTTGGTGCTGGCCATGGCCGTCGCTGATGCCGACGAGCTGCCGGACCTCGAGCGGGCCCTCGACCGCATGCGGAAGGCTGCCCTGGCCTACGCCAAGCGGCTCGGCTGGCACGCTCCCGGAAAGTGTCCGCGCCGGGGCTGAGTCTGGTGTCGTGGCGCTCACCCCGAAACAGCAGGCCTTCGTCGAGGCCTACACCGGCAACGCGACCGAGGCTGCTCGGGTTGCTGGCTACCGGGGTGGCGATGCGGCGTGCGCCGTCATGGGTTCGCAGCTCCTGAGGAACCCTAAGGTGCGCGCGGCGATCGACGCGCGTCAGGCACCCGCGAAGGGCGCTCGCATCGCCAGCCGCGAAGAGCGCCAGGCCTTCTGGACCGCGACCATGGAGGACCGGCAGCTGAAGTACGAGGTCCGCCTCAAGGCCTCGGAGTTGCTCGGCAAGTCGAACGCCGACTTCACCGACCGCGTGCAGCACGAGGGCTCGGTCACCATCAACGTGATCGACCCGTACGCGAAGTCGAAGCCTGGTGGCTCATGAGCGCGCTCGTGCCCAAGCAGGTCGAGGTGCGCCTCAAGTTCACCCCCTTCGCGCACCAGGCCGTCGCGCACGACATGCGCGAGACGTTCCGCTTCCTGGTGCTGGTCTGGCACCGGCGCGGGGGCAAGACCGTCTTCGCCGTCATCGAACTCCTGCTGGCGGCGCTGTGCTGCGTGAGACCCAACGGCCGCTTCGCCTACATCGCCCCGTTCCTCAGCCAGGCGAAGACGGTGGCCTGGCCGTACCTGCGCCAGTTCTCGTCGGCGATCCCCGGGGTGCTGGTCAACGAGTCTGAGTGCTCCGTGCGCCTGCCCAACGGCGCCGTGGTGCGGCTCTTCGGCGCCGACAACCCCGATGCCCTTCGCGGCAACTACTTCGACGGCGTCGTACTGGACGAGGTTGCCGACATGCGCCCGCACGTGTGGGCGGAAATCATTCGCCCCGCGCTCGCTGATCGCCAGGGCTGGGCCTGCTTCATCGGCACGCCGAAAGGGACGAACCTCTTCAGCGAACTCTACCACCGGGCCGCGCGCGGCGAGGAGGGGTGGGGTTGCGGCCTGCTGCGCGCCCAGGACACCGGCATCATCGCCCCCGCCGAAATCGAGGCGGCGCGCCGGGAAATGTCGGCGTCGCAGTTCGCCCAGGAGTTCGAATGCGACTTTGCCGCCAGCGTCGACGACGTCCTGATTCGGCTCGAGGTGGTGCTGGCGGCTGAGAAGCGCGTCTACGCCGAGAAGGACTACAGCTTTGCGGCGAAGGTGCTGGGCGTCGACGTGGCTCGGTACGGCGACGACGCGACGGTGCTGACGCCTCGCCAGGGCCTCGCCTGCTTCAAGCAGCGCACCCTGCGCGGGCTCTCGACGATGGATACCGCGGCGCACGTGGCTGAGGCCGCGGCGAAGTGGAAGCCCGACGCCATCATGGTGGACGTGGGCGGCGTGGGCGCGGCTGTCGTTGACCGCCTCGAGCAGCTCGGCGTCAGCGTCATGCCCGTCGACTTCGGCTCCAAGGCCATCGACCCGAGGTACGAGAACAAGCGCGCCGAGATATGGAGCGAGATGGCGACCTGGCTGGCGTCGGGCCGCGTGCCTGTCTCGGTCGAGCTGCAGCGGGACCTCACCGCGCCCCGGTACTCGTACGCGAACGCCCGCGGGCGCTTCCAGCTCGAGTCGAAGGACGACATGCGCAAGCGCGGCCTGCCGTCGCCCGACCACGGCGACTCGCTCGCGTGCACCTTCGCCTTTCCTGTCGTTCCGGGTGCCGACTCGAAGAAGCGCGTCACGAGCGTCACCGAATACGACCCGCACGCAGCACAGACTGAGGAGTGAATCATGGGCGGAGCGACCGCAGACGCGAAGGCCACCATCAGTAACGGCGGGAGCGCCACCACAACGGACCCGAACAACCCCAACTCGTACGACCCGACCGGGCGGCTGCTGCTCAACCTCACCTCGCCCGACCTTAGCGACAGGGCCGTGCAGGAGGCGGCCGGTGGCCTGGTGATGAAGCAGCGAATGAATGGCCGCGCGCAGACCTTCCTCGGCGGGGCGACGGGCGTCACCCCTGACAGCCTCGGCAAGAGCAGTCTGCTGGGTGGTGGCTCGTGAGCGCGATGCTGCCGCAGGGCGACAAGAAGCGGCTGATGAAGCGGCTCGACTCGCTGAAGTCGGAGCAGATTCAGTGGCGCTTTCACTGGATGGACCTCGCCGCCCAGGTGAAGCCGCGCGGGGCCCGCTTCTTCACGAGCGACCGCGCCACCGCCGGCAGCAAGAAGAACTCGGCCATCGTCAACGGCACGCCGACCTGGGCGCTCCGCACGCTGGCCGCGGGCATGATGGCCGGCATCACCAGCCCCTCGAGGCCCTGGTTCCGGCTGCTGATCACCGGGTGGACGCAGGACGAAATGACCGAGGCCGCGAAGATGTGGCTCGGCGACGTCGAGGAGGAGATTCGCTTCTGCTTCGCGAAGTCGAACCTCTACAACTGCCTGCACACGCTCTATTCCGGCGTCGGCCTCTACGGCACCGCGGTGATGTTCATCGACGACGATGACGCCGACACCGTACGCGGGTACTCGCTGCCGATCGGCCAGTTCTTCCTCGCCAGCTCCGCGCGCGGCGAGGTCGATACGCTCTTTCGCACCTTCGAGATGTCGGTGGGGCAGCTGGTCGAGCGCTTCGGCCGCGAGGCGTGCAGCGCTCAGGCGCAAGCCGCGTTCGATCGCGGGAGCCTCGACGAGTGGCACGAGGTGGTGCACGTGGTCGAGCCGAACCCCATCGTCTCGAAGCACCGCCTCGACGCGCGCAGCAAGCCTTGGCTGTCCTGGTGGTTCGAGTCGACCGGCTCACGCGAGGGCATCGACGCGAAGCCGCTGCGGCTCGCGGGCTACGAGGAGAAGCCCTTCTGTGCGCCCCGGTGGGACGTCTCGGGCGAGTCCGTCTACGGCGACTCGCCGGGCATGGACGCGCTCGGCGACTGCCGTGCGCTGCAGCAGGCCGAGAAGCGCAAGTCACAGATGGTCGACAAGATCGTCAACCCGCCGCTGCGTGGCCCCTCGAGCCTCTCGAACCGGCGGGTGTCGCTGCTGCCAGGCGACGTCAACTACGTCGACACGGCCATGCCCGGGCAAACGCTCGCGCCCGTCTACGAAATCAACTCGAACGCGCCCGCGGTCATCGAGGCCACCATTCGGGAACACGAGACGCGCATCAAGACGGCCTACTACGCCGACCTCTGGCTGATGCTCTCCCAGGCCGACGGCGAAATGACCGCGCGCGAAGTCGTCGAGCGCCGCGAGGAGAAGCTCCTGCAGTTGGGCACAGTGCTCGAGCGCCTGCAGAACGAACTGCTGAACCCGCTGGTCGACCGCGTCTTCGGGATTCTCCAGCGCCGCGGCAAGCTGCCGAAGGCGCCGCCCGAGCTCAGCGGGAAGCCCCTGCGCGTCGAGTACATCAGCATCATGGCCCAGGCCCAGAAGCTCTTGGGTACCACCGGCATCGAGCGCCTGGCGGGCTTCATCGGGCAGGTCGCCGCAGTGAAGCCGGAGATCCTCGACAAGTTCGACGTCGACGCCACGGTGGACGAGTACAGCGAAATGCTGGGCGTGCCCGCCGGCATCGTGCGCACCGACGAAGAGGTGGCCACCATTCGCGCCCAGCGCCAGCAGATGGCGCAGCAGCAGCAGCAGGCGGCGCAGATGCAGCAGGCGGCCGAGACGGCGAAGACGGCGAGCCAGGCTGACACCGAGGGCAACAACGCGCTCACCACGATGCTGCAGGCCATGGGGGCCAAATGATGACCCAGCTGAACCCGCCGATTCCCGTCGTCAGCGAACTCGGCGAGGGCCTCGTGCTCTACGTGCGCGACGGCGGACCCATGGGCAACGACGTGTGCCTGGTGGCGCTCGACGACGGGCGCTTCCTGCATTTCCTATGGAGCCAGCTGCGCAGCGTGGGCAACGCGACGTTCGGCATCGGGCGCCCAAAGCCCGACGCCCATCGCTACCCTGAGATGTTCACTGGTGACGCGCCACTGAGCGACACCGCGGCGGCTGCACGAAAGCTGGCCGGCCGGTGAGCGACAGCGAGGATCTCCGCGTCGAGCTCCGTCAGCTTGACCTGCGCAGCGTGATGTCGACGCCCAGTGGCCGCCGGCTCATCTTCTCGCTCCTCGAGGACGCCGGTGTGTGGAGCCCGCTGGCCACCATCGACCCGCACCTGCGCGACCAGATGGTGGGGCGGCGCGACTTCGGGTGCGAGCTCATGATGCGGGTCCAGGCGACCGCGGGGCTCGAGTACTTCCAGATGATCGCCGAGGACGCCAAGGGGCGCATCGACCAGCTGCTCGCGGCCGAAGCAGAGCGCCTCTCCGGAAAGGGTCCGCGCAACGACTGACAGTCGTGGGGTGAGCGACACCGCCCCCACGACCCCCGCCGTGCCTGTCAGCCCCCCTCCTGCCAGCGCCGCCACGCCCCCTGCCGCCAGCGACAGCCTCCTGGGCGCTCCGCCCGCGGCCGAGGCCCCCGCCGCGCCAGCGCCCGCTGCGGCGGCTGGTGAGGCGGCCAGGCCCGCTGACGCCGCGAAGCCCGCGGACAAGGCGCCCGAGCCCGTCGCGCTCAAGTTCCCCGCGGGCGCCGACCAGGCCACCGTCGAGGGCTTCAGCAAGCTGGTCGCCGACTCGGGCGTCAAGGCCGAGCAGGCGCAGAAGATCGTCGACTTCTACGCCGGCGTGCAGAGCCAGGCGCAGGCCGCGCAGCAGGAAGCGCAGCAGAAGACGATCGCCGGCTGGGTCACCGAGGTGAAGGCGGACCCCGAGGTCGCCGGCGCCGACGGCAAGCAGTTCGACGCGAACATGGCCGCGGCCGTTCGCGCGGTGAAGGACTTCGGAGGTGAGCCGCTCGTGAAGCTGCTCAACGAGTCCGGCCTGGGAAACCACCCGCTCCTCGTGAAGGCCTTCGTGGCCATCGGGAAAGCGCGCGCAGAGGACCGAATCGGCGGGACGTCGAACGCCGCCGGGAAGTCGAACCTGTCCCCCGACGAGCAGCTGCAGCGGGACCTCTACCCCACGATGTTCCCGAAGGAGTGATGAGCAATGGCAACTGTCAACGCAAACAACCCGACCTTGATCGATCAGATCAAGCGCACTGACCCCGGCGGCGCGATCGCCAACATCGTCGAGCTGCTCACCCAGCGAAACGTGATTCTGCAGGACGCCACCTTCCTCGAGGGCAACCTGCCCACGGGGCACCGATTCACGTCGCGTACCGGCCTCCCGTCGGTCTCGTGGCGCCGGTTCAACGAAGGCGTCGCGCCTTCGAAGAGCCGCACTGACCAGATCGACGAGGCTTGCGGCCAGCTCGAAGGCTGGTCGGTGGTCGACGCCGAGCTCGCCAAGCTGAATGGCAACGAGGCGGCGTTCCGCTCGAGTGAGGACAAGGCCTTCATTTCGTCCCTGTCGAACGAAGTCGAGACGGGCATGTTCTACCACTCGACCAAGACGAACCCTGAGAAGTTCATGGGGCTCTCGCCGCGCTTCGACAGCACCACGTCGTACGGCGCCGGCGCGCAGATCATCAAGGCCGACGCCGCGGCGGCTGGCTCTGACCAGTCGTCGATCTGGCTCATCAACTGGGGCCCGGAGACGGTGTTCGGCATCTACCCGAAGGGGTCGAAGGCCGGCATCACGATGAATGACCTGGGCATCCAGCCCTGGGACGACGGCACCGGCAAGAAGTTCCGCGCCTACGTGGCGAACTGGAACTGGAAGCTGGGGCTCTGCGTCAAGGACTGGCGCAACGTGGTGCGCATCGCCAACGTCGACACGTCGAACCTGCTGTCGACCGGCAACCTGATCATCACCGCGATGATCAAGGCGTACCACATGATCTTCAAGCCGGGCGAAGGGCGGCTCGCGTTCTACGTGAACCGCACCGTGGCGACGTACCTGCACCTGCAGGCGCTCGACTCGGTCCGCAACTCGACGCTGAAGATCGAGAACGTCGGCGGCCAGCCCATCACCACGTTCCTCGGGATTCCGATCCGCGAGACGGACGCGCTCCTGCCCACCGAAGCCCCGGTCGTCTGACCTCGGCGCAGCAGCCACCCAAGGAAAAGGAAAACACCATGCTCCTCGACGTTCAGAACATTCTCTCCGACCAGCAGAACCTGGCCCAGGCGATCGGCTCGTACAACTCGACCAACGTCATGGACATGTGGGGCCAGGCGACCAAGCCCAACATCCCCCAGACCATCGGCCTGTCGTACCAGCCCGGCCAGGTCATCAAGGACGCCGGCCGCGGTGCGCTGTTCCACATCTTCTGCGAGGTGCTGCAGGCCTTCACCTCGGGCGGTGCGGGCACCCTGCAGGCGCAGATCATCAACGCCGACGACGCGGCGCTGACCGTGAACCCCACCGTCAACAACGAGACCTCGGTGCTGGCGCTCGCCACCCTCGTGGTGGGCTACCAGCTGCGGCTCAACCCGCAGCCCGGCCTCCTGCAGCGGTACGTCGGCGTCAAGTACACGATCGCCGGCGCCGCGATGACCGCGGGCATCATCACCGCGGGCATCGCGTGGGACCCGCAGACCAGCGGCTTCATCGGCTGATGCTTCACCGCCTGCGCTCGAAGGGGCGCAGGCGTTTGGCGGGGTAGAGAAGTGGCATCTCGGCGCCCTCATAAGGCGAAGATCGCAGGTTCGAGTCCTGCCCCCGCTACTCACCGCAGTCCCTGAGGAATGCACATGGCAAAGCAGGACGACATGATGGCGCAGATGCAGGCGAAGCTCGATGAGCTCGCGGCGCAGGTTGGCAAGCTCCAGGGCGAGAACGACACCCTGCGCGTGGCGGCCAACGGCCAGCCGGCCGTCGAGCTGCGCACGCCGCCCCCGCTGGACCCGAAGTACAAGGGCACCAAGCGGTACACGCTGACCCAGCCGCACTACCGCCGCGAGAAGTACTACGAGCCGGGCGACATCATCGAGGTGACCGACGAGAAGCCCGGCCGCACCTGGGTGCCGTACGAGGGCCCGGCGTCGAGCAGCCCGGCCGTCAACGTGCTGCCCACCGTCACGCCGGCCGCCCCGTCCGACAGCGTCATCTGAAGGGGTAGGCCATGGCTCGCACGCTCTTCACCGACGCGCAGGTCGCGAACCTCGCGCTGCTGCGCGTCGGGCAGCGCGAGACCATCGACTCACTGACCGAGCCAACTGCGCAGGCGCAGGCCGTCAACCCGGTCTACGCCGCGACCCGCGACTCGCTGCTCGAGCAATACCCCTGGCGCTTCGCCACCCGACGGCAGGTGCTGTCCACGACGTCGCTCACGCGCCTCGGGTGGACCTATGTCTACGCCTTGCCCACCGACTGTCTCACCCCGTTGTACCTGAACCAGGGCACGCACCCGACGCTCCCGGGTGGCCGCATCCCCTTCGAGGTCGAGCTCGACGACAAGGCCACCAGCCAGGTGCTGGTGACTGACTGGGGCGGCACGGGCGTGACGGTCGAGCTCGTCTACGTCGCGCAGCTTCCGGTGCCTGCGCTCTGGCCCGCCACCTTCGCACAGGCGGTCGCCTGGCAACTCGCTGTCGAGCTCTGCCTGTCGCTGCCTGTGAAGCCTCAGTTGGCCGCCAACGCCCAGCAGATGGCGATCCAGTCGCTGCACCAGGCCATGGCCCACGACGCGAGGTTCGGCCAGGAGGACAACGAGTCCGACGGCGAGTCCGTCCGCATCAGGGAGTGACACATGGCCCCGCGCTTCATTCGACAGGCCGCCTTCGATGGGGGCGAACTCTCGCCGCAGCTGTGGGGGCGCCACGACCTCCCGACCTACGCGCGCGGCCTGCGCTACATGCTCAACTTCTTCCCGTCGAAGCAGGGCATGGCCGTCTCGCGCGGCGGCACCAGCTTCATTCGGGCGACGAAGAACAGCGGTGGCTCGAACACCGGCGTGCGCCTCATCCCCTTCATCGTCAACTCGACGACGTCGTACGTGCTCGAGTTCGGCCACTACTACGTGCGATTCCACACCGCGGGGGCCACCGTGCTCTCGGGTGGCGTGCCGCTCGAGCTGGTGACGCCCTACACTGAGGCCAACATCTGGAGCCTGCAGTACGTGCAGTCGGGCGACGTGCTCACGCTGACCTCGCCGCAGCTGGCGCCGCAGGAGCTCCGCCACAATGCCGACGGCAGCTGGTCGTTCAACGCCATCGCGTGGGCGCCCCTCGAGGCCGTCAGCTACGCGCCCGGCATCGGGTACATGGGGATCATCGGGTACTTACTGCAGGCGCCTCCTCCTGGGGGCACGGCGCCGAACGACCCCTTTACCCCCGACTCAACGCACCAGGCTCGCGAGTGGGACTGGCGCATTTCGGCCAACCTCCAGACGCCTGATGGCCGTCTGGTCGAGACGTTGTCGGTGCCCATCACGAAGTACGTCGCCAGCTACGCCCTGGTGTCCGGCGCTCTGCCCATCAACGGGCAGCCGGTCGTCTGCTACTACGACAGGCCCTGCACGCTGATTCTGTCGGACAGAGGGCCCGCCATCGGCACGACGCCCACCGGCGTGGTGCAGAGCTTCAACGTGTACCGCGGGCGCGGCACGCTCTTCGGTTTCGTCGGGACCACCAACCAGCGACTCGGCGACGACAGCTTCACCTTCAAGGACATCGGCGACGCGCCGAACTACGCGCTGCAGCCGCTCCAGGGCACCGACCCGCGCCAGTGCAAGCAGCCGAACGGCTCAACGCTCGTCGACACGTTCGCCACCTCGACCTACTTCCAGCAGCGCCGCATCTTCGCCGGCAGCTACTTTCGGCCGGGGTGGGTCTTCGCGTCGTCCATCGGTGCGTACAACGACTTCGACTCGCACCTCATCACCACCGAGGATCAGGCCCTCGCCTTCGAGCTCGCGTCGAACAAGCGTGACCCCATTCGCTTCCTCATCGGAGCGAAGAACCGCCTGCTGGCGCTGACCGACTCCAACTGCTGGCTCATCGGTGGGACCCAGGGCGCACCCATGTCGCCCACCAACCTCTCGGCGCAGGTGGAGATCGAGAAGGGCGTCGGGGGCCAGGTGCTGCTGACGCTCCCGGGCGGCTCGCAGTTCTACGCCAGCGTCCCGGCGCCGATGATGGTCGACGGCGGCAGCGTGCTCTACGTCGGGTCGAAGGGGCGCAGCGTCATCGCGGCCATCACCGACACCAACGCCAGTTTTCCCCAGGGGCTCGTCGGGGTGGACCTCACCTCGCAGGCCCAGCACCTCTTCCACGGCAACGAGAGCGCAGCCAACGCGACCCCCTACGCGACCAGCCCGAAGCGCAACCTGATCGACTGGTGCTACGCCGACGAGCCGTGGGGCCTGGTGTGGGCGGTGCGCGCCGACGGGCGCCTGCTGAGCCTCTCCTTCAACCGCGGCCAGGGCTCGCACGGCTGGGCGCAGCACCCCACCACCGGCACCGTGCGCAGCGTCTGCAGCGTGCCTGAGGTCGACGAAGACGTGGTGTACCTCGCCGTGCAGCGTCCGGGTGGCGTCTACGTCGAGTGCATGAACTCCCGCCGGCGCAACGACTCGCCCGAGGACGACGCCGCGGTCGACGCCTGTCTGCGGTACCGCGGGCCACCCGCGCAGACGCTCACTGGCCTGGGCCACCTCGAGGGGCTGCCCGTGTATGCGGTCTCGCGCGGGAACCCGCCCTACGGCCCGATGATCGTCTCGGGCGGCACCATCACCTTGCCCGAGCTGCCGGTGGCCAACGCCATCGACGCGCCCACCACCGACATCGTCATGTTCGTGGGCCTGCTCTACCAGTGCGAGCTCGACGCGCTCGACGCCGTCGACGTCGCCAAGGCCCAGAAGCAGGTGGTCTCGGTGCGCTGGGAGGTCGACCAGGCGCGCGGGCTCTTCACCGGGCAGGACCAGGACCACCTCACCGAGTGGCGCCAGCGCCAGGTGACCGACAGCTACCTGCCCCCGGCGAACTCGACGCAGCTCATCGTCGTGCCCGTCAACGGCACGTGGGACCGGTATGCGCGGGCCATTCTGCGGCAGACCCTCCCGCTGCCCGTCACCGTCGTCGGCCTGACGCGTGAGGTCGACGTTGGCGGCTGATGTCCATTTCGTGCCGGTGACCTCGGCCCACGTGCTCGAGCTGGCGCAGCAGATGCGCGCGGCCGACGTGGCCGAGTGCGCGGCGTTGGGCCTGACGCCCATGCGGGCCGTGGTCGACAGCATCGTCGAGTCGGAGCGCGGAGGCTGGTGCGCGGCGGTGCTCTTCGACGGGAAGCTGGCGTGCTGCCTGGGCACCGCGCCGCTCAAGCACTCGCTCCTGGGTGGGACCTCGAAGTCGATTTTCTGGCTGCTCACCTCGAAGGTCGTCGACCAGCACAAGCTCACTTTCTGGCGCGCGGGCAGGAAGATCCTCAAGCCACTCCGCGCGCTCTTCGGGGAGTTCCACCAGGTGGTCGACGCCCGGCACACGCAGGCCTTGGGCGCGGCGCGGTCCCTCGGCTTTCAGGTGCTCGACCCCGTGGCCGTCGGCCCTGCGGGCCTGCCGTTTCATCCCATCGTCCTGAGGTAGGTGCGCCATGTCTGGCCTTTTCGACTTCCTTCTTGCTCTCCCGCAGGCCGCCATGGCGAACGACGCCGAGCACAAGGCCTTCGACACCAACTACGAGCAGATGCGGCGCGCGCGCTTGGGCGCGGACATGAACGCGGTCGACGCCCTGCAGCAGGGCGGCATCGCGGCCGGCCAGCAGCGCATGCGGGGCAGCCAGGTCATCGGCGCCCAGAAGGCCGCCTATGCCGCCTCGGGGGTCGATGTGTCGTCGGGTACCCCGGCCGAGCAGCAGGCCTCGACCGCGCTCACCGCCGAGCTCAACGCGCAGAACGCCGAGAACAATGCCGTGCGGCAGGCGCTCGGGTACCGGCGCACGGCTGATCAGTACGGGCTCCAGATGAAGGCGGCGTCCGACAAGCTCAACGCCGACGACTACGCCAACGGCATCAGCGCGCTCTCGAAGATGGCTAACGGCCTCACCAGCTTCCTCGGAGGAATGTGATGAAGGTCCCGGAACTCGAGCAAGACGTGCAGGTGAAGGGGGCGCTCTACCAGGGCCCGGGCCCGATGCGAGTCGAAGCCAACGACCAGGTGGGCCAAGCCCTCGGGCAGCTGGGCGGCGCAGCCGACAACGCCCTCAATACGGCCGAAGACGTCAACCGCAAGGCCGTCGAGAAGGCCAACCAGATGAAGGTGGCCGAGGGGCTGGCCAACCTCGAGAAGTCGACCACCTCGCGGCTGCAGGGCGACTCCACGTCGCAGGGGCAAATCAACGCCGCCTTCGACGCGTCGCCCCAGCAGCAGATCGACGCCTCCTTCAACGGCGGCAAATACGACACCTCGGGCTACCTCTCGACGAAGGGCCAGGACGCCCACGCCAAGTCCGCCGAGGTACTAGACAGCCTCATCAAGGACCGCGACACCATCGCCGAGACGCTCCCGGAAGCGGCCCGCGCCGAGTTCCACATGCGCAGCCAGGTGGCGCTCGAGTCGGCCCGGCGGCAGGTCGAGCAGCATGCGGCGACCCAGTTCGAGCAGGCGAAGACGGCCGCGTCCACCGCGCTCTCGAGCGAGACGGTGCGCAGCGTCGCCAACGACTACGCCGACCCACTCAACTGGGTGAAGGTGGGCCTCGCCGTGAAGTCGGCCCGCGAGCTCGCGACCTCACCGGAGCAGGCGGACGCGGCCGAGGCGAAGGTGCGGGCCGACGCGGCCAAAGCAGCCATCTACTCGGCCATCGAGCACGACGACATCGAGTACGCGAAGCTGCGTCTCGAGATCGACAGGAAGTGGATCGGCACCGGCACCGACGAGGTGCACGCCGCCATCACCCGCGCTGAGCTCGCCCAGCACAAGCAGCTGAAGAGCGCCGAAGACGAGAAGACCGTGGCCGAAATAGTGGCCACCTCGAAGAACAAGGAAACCGGCTATGTCGACGGCGACGCAGCACGCGAGAAGCTCAACGCCATTCCCGAGGCCCGGCGCAGCGAGGTGCGCGACCTGCTCGAGAAGCAGTTGCACGTCGAGCACGAAGCCTTCGTGTCGGTGCGCGACAACTACCGCAACGCCGCCCGCGGGGCTGAGGTCGACAAGCAGCAGATTCCGGCGAAGGCCTACGCCTGGCTGCACCAGAACGACAACGAGTTCCTCCTGCAGATGCAGCGCGATCAGCGCATCGAGAACGACCGCTGGCGCAAGCTGAACGCCGATGACCGACGAGAGGCGGCCGACGCCCGGCGCGAACAGGCAGCGGCCAATCGGCTGGCCCTCACCACGTTCCAGGCACTCCCCCTCGAGGAGCAGGTCAAGGCCACCGTCGACCACTGGGTGGCGGGCAAGGCCGTCGACGATCAGGGGCGCATGGAGGTGGCCAAGCAGCAGCGCATCGCCGCCGACATGGTGAAGAAGGGACTCTCGACGAACTACAACTCGTACGTCGAAGACGTCGAGAAGGACATTTCGAAAGCCCTCGGCGACAAGAAGTCGAAGACGGTCCCGCCCAAGAACCAGGACCAGGCCGACACCTGGCGTGCTCGAGCGGCCGTGCAGTACCAGCAGTACCTCGACGCGCACGGCAACAAGCCGCCCGACACGGCCACGCGCGAGAAGATGGCGGCCGACCTCCAGCGCGAAGCCATTCTCAATCCCCGCACCTTCTGGTTTGACACGAAGGGCCCCGCCGGCACCGTGCCTCTCACGCCCGAAGAGAAGGTGGTGCTCGAGCGCACCAAGGCCCTGTCGCCCACCGCCGCGCCTACCGGCCCCACCTTGGCCCCGGCCGCGCCTCCGAAGCCCCACGCCACACCGAAGGCGGCTGACGCGACGCGCGCTGCCGGCATGAGATGGCTGGAGAAGAACCCGAATGACGCGCGCGCGGCTGCCGTGCGCAGAAAGCTGGGCCCGTGAGCGACCCCGAGTTCGACCCTGATGCCTTCCTGGCTGAGCCTGCTGCTGAGCCCTCTGTCGACGAGTTTGACCCTGACGCATTCCTGGCCGACGAGACCCCCGCTCCCGCGAAAGCGACCGAGCCCGGCGGCGAGCCGACGCAGATGCCCGATACGTCGTCGCACGGCTTCATGCCCAAGGAGGTGCCGCTCACCGCCGACTTCATCAGTCCCACGGGCATGCTGACGTGGCAGGTCCAGGGCGAGCAGAAGGAAGAAAAGAAAGACTCGCTCGTCTACTCGCCCGAATACCTGGCCAAGAAGGAAGCCGAAGACGAGCGGCTGAGGTTCGCCTTCGGGCAGCTGCAGAAGATTCCCGACCCGACTGCTGGCATGGGAGACGATGCGGCCGCGCTGGCCATCGCCGACCGCTGGGGGCTGAAGGTCGACATGGTGCGCCAGCATCTGCCCGAGTTCCGTCGCACCGCGGCGCTGGCGAACTTCGACGTCGACACCTGGCGCAAACAGACCCTGCCCGAGGTGCAGGCATGGGCGGTTGACAACCCCGCCATCGCGCCCGTCATTCTTGCCGACGTCGAGCACGGCTTCCTGAGCGAGAGCCTGAGGGCCCTCGGTGACGCGGTGGGCAACGTCATCGCGCACCCCATCGAGACCGCGCGGGTGGCCCAAGACCTCGCCCTGGGCCCGCTGCTGCGCGCCACGGTGCCCGGGTACAAGGGCGGCCTGCGCCTCGACTCGCCCATTCGCGACGTGCGTGAGGGCGTCGCGCGTGAGCTCGTGCGCAAGGACTGGGAGACCGGCACGATGGCGGCCGACCCTGCCGAGCGCGCCGCCTTCCTGAAGGACCACGGGGCCGACCTCGCGACCGCCCGCACCATCCTCGAGGAGAAGGACAAGCGCGAGGAGGCGGCCAAGCACACCGAAGAGCTGGTCGACGAGCGCGCGGCCAAGGCCACCGGGCCCTTCGACCCGCTGCACCCCATCGACAGCACGAAACTGGGCGAGCGCACCAACGAGCAACGGGCCGGCCAGCAGGCGAGTGCGCTGATGCACGACCTGATGCTGCTCGAACTGCGCGGCGCCACGCCTGACGAGACGCTGGCGCTTCGCTCGCAGATCCACGACCTGAAGCTCGATGCGCGGCCGCGGGCCCTGGGTGAGGGTCAGCTCGGGCGCGTCGCCGCCGACGCAGCGCAGGCCGTCACCAGCATGGTCGAGATGCTGCCGACGGTGCTGCAGGACGCCAGCGCCGGGTCCACCGCGCTCGGCATCGCCGGCGGCATCGTGGGCGGCGTCGCCACCCGTTCACCCCAGGGCGCCATGAAGGGCGCAACGGCGGGCATGCGGCTCGGTGCCAAGACAGGCGCCACGTGGGGCACCTTCGAGTACAGCTTCCGCACTGAGACGGGCAGCACGTACGAGCAGCTCCGCGACCTGAAGCTCGAGGACGGGCGCTCGCTCACCGTGCAGGAAGCCGCCGGCGGCGCCATCATCGCGGGCGCCCTGAAGGCCGGCCTCGAGGTGCTCGAGATGCGGGCCATGCTGAAGACGCTCGGGCCCATGCGCGAAGCGTTGCTCGCCGACGGGGCTAGCGAAATCAAGCGGCTGATGCTGGCGAACCCGCGCTTCCGCGTCGCCGCGGCCAAGGCGGGCAAGCAGTGGGTCGAGTCGGGCGCCGAGAACGGCCTCGAGGAGACCATGCAGGAAATGGTCGACGAGATTGTCCCGGCCATCACCGAGGGCGTCGCGGGCGGCGACAAGGGCGCGCTGCGCAAGGAAGCCGAGAAGGTCGCCGCCGGCGAGACCTCGCTCGCCCAAGCCGCGGTCGACGCGACCAAGGCCACCATCAAGTTGCCCGAGCACCCGATTCTGAACCCCGAGGAGATGGGGCGCTCGGGCGTGGTGGGCGCGCTCGGTGGCCTGGCTGTGGGCGGCGTCGGCTCCGTGCTGTCGCTCGCCGGGCCCGCGCTGGTGCGCAGCCGCGAGCAGCGCAACGGCGACGTGGTGAAGCAGATCCTCAAGGCCTCCGAGCATGAGGCGGCCAAGGCCGACCCGAAGGGCATGGCGACGGTGATGGAGGGCGTCACCGGCAAAAGCGGGCCGCCCGTCACCGCGCTGCACATCGACGGCCCGGCCGTGGCGAAGTACTTCCAGGAGAAGGGCCTCGAGGGCGAGGCGCTCGACACCGAGGTCACCAAGCTGCTGGGCGAGGACGGGCCCGCCAAGTTGGCTGAGGCCGTTGCCTCGGGCGGCCGGGTCGAGGTCCCGCTCGAGCAGGTCAACCGCGCCTACGGCACCAGCGAAGCGGCGAAGGCGCTCGCCGGCGACACGTCGACGCACCCCGAGCTGCTGACGCCCAACCAGCTCAAGGGCGAGCAGGCGGCGGCCATCGAGCACCAGGCACAGCGGATCGCCGACGAGGCCCTGCGCAGCCAGGCCGACGCCGAGACGCTCAACCGGCATACCGAGGCGCTCGAGCAGCAGCTTCGCGACTCGGGCGCGTCGAAGGACGAGGCGCGCACCGTCGCCCTGGTGGTGCGCCACCTCACCGGCACCGCGGTGCAGGACTTCCAGAAGACCGCGGCCGAGCTCTTCCCCGATCAACCCATCGTGGTCGCCCGCGGCGACGAGGCCCTCGCCGGCACGAAGCAGGGGCGCACCATCGACGCCGAGACGTCACCCGTCTTCGCCGAGTTGGCCAGGCGCCTCAACGAGCAGGACGTCACCACCCCCGAGGGCAAGGCGGCGCTCGAGCGCGACTTCTTCCACGACTCCACGTCGGGCCTGCTGAATGACCGCGCCTGGGCCCGCATCGAGCCCACCGCGAAGACCGTGGGCACCATCAGCATCGAGGGCGTGAAGTACGCCAACGACAAGCAGGGCGGCCACAAGTCGGGCGACGCGGTCTACGCCGCGGCTGCGCAGGCCCTCGCCGCGGCACCCGAGCTCCAGAACGGCACCCTCTCGAAGGTAAAGGGCGACTTCGCCATCGCCAACGTCACCCAGGAGCAGCTCGACGCCGCCCTGGCCAAGGCCAACGCAAACCCGGTGCTGCAGGGCTTTCAGCTGTCGGGCGCGGTTGCCGAGCCCAAGCACGTCACGAAGGACAACCCCACCATGCTGCGCGCCTCGGCCGCGATGGTGAATGAGGCGAAGAGCACGGCCGAGAAGGCGACGCCAGCCCAGCGCGCGGAGCGTGGTGCGCAGCCCCTGAAGGCCCCCAGCGGCCCGCTGAAGCTCGACGCCAAGCCGGTCACCGACACCCCCATCGCCGAGCACCTGAAGGAGGCGCTGGCGAAGCGGCTGCCCAGCGAGGCCTTCAACGAGATGTACGTCGAGAAGGCCACCGGCCTCTGGACCAAGGACGGGCGCGACCGGTACCTTGAGAAGCACCCCCAGAAGTTCCACGTCAGCCTCGACCTCAACCTGCTGAAAGCGTTCAACACGCTGCTTACCGATGCGGGTGGCGACCAGATCATCGAGGCCTTCGGGAGGGCGATGACCGAGATGGACGCCCACGACTTCATTGGGACCCACGTCAGCGGTGACGAATACACCCTCGACGGAAACGACAAGGCGGCGCTGGAAAGATTCGTACGTGAGTTGCGCATATCCGTTGAAGAGCGCACAGTCGAGGTGCAGGTCACGCAGGAGGACGGAACCGTTCTTCGCGAGACCGTGCCCGGCCTCACCTTTGGGGCCGGCATCGGGGAGAATATCGATGACGCAGAAGCCCAGCTCAACCTCGACAAAGAGCGACTCGCCAAGGCAGGAAAGCGCGGAGTCGACTTCGCCGAATCCCTCCGAATCGCCAAGCAACTCCTCGCCGACGAACGCGCCCGCCGAGAAGCCGCGCAACCTGCAGGAGTTTCTGTCGATGCTGCCGCCCGGGTCGAAGGTGACCAGCGTGAAGTTCTCGGGGCCGCCCCTCAAGAACTGGCGGATCATGGAGAAGGAGCGAGCCGAGAGAGCAGCCCTGCGCCCGCGGCCGAGCATGACGGACGAGGAGTCGCAGCAGGTAACGAACGACTTCCTGAACGGGAAGCCGCTGACCGACGACTGAAGGACGC